ATGAAAACCTCACCGACCAACAAAAAAGTTCGCGAATTAATCACGATGGTCAAAGAGAAGAAGCTGACTCCACGACCGGAATTTCAACGCCGCCTTGTCTGGTCGCGCGAGGATAAGAATCACTTCCTCGATAGCGTCTTGCGGGGCTTCCCTTTTCCTGAGATCTATTTTGCAGAAGGCGAGGTCAATTTAGAGACTGGCGAAGGTACTCAGTTACTTGTTGACGGACTCCAGCGGGTGAGCACTCTGATCCAATACTTCGAAGACTCTCCTGAGTTAAAACTGACTACAGTACCAGCTTACAAGTTACTCGATGAAGTCGAGAAAAGAGCCTTTCTACAATATGATGTGACTGTCAGGGATTTAGGAGCTATCACTAAAGAAGAAGTCATCGAAGTTTTTCAACGTCTGAATGCCACTAAATATTCGTTGTTAGATATTGAGATTAACAATGCGGTTTATGCTGGAGCATTAAAGTCTTTCTGCGAACGGATGGCAGCACATCCATTCTTTATTTCGCACGACATATTTAATGCGACGGACTATAAGCGAATGGGCGACTTAAGGTTCTTAGTTAGCATTGTAGGCACGATGCTGTCCGGCTATTTCAACCGCGATGATTCTTTCGAAGAACTTCTCGATAGGTATAATGATGAGTTCCCCGACGCAGAAATTATTGAGCGACGTTTAACTTCTGTATTAGATTTTATTGAGGAATGTGGTTTTCCTAAGCGCTCGAGAATTTGGAAGAAAGCTGACCTCTTTTCAATCATCATTGAATTAGACTCCGCTTTCATGCACGGAGTGAAATTTCAACCTATAGAGATTGTGGAGCGACTAACTCATTTTTATGAAAAAGTCGATGATGATTCCCAACACGATCGGATCACGCAAACGTATTATAAAGCTGCCCTCCAGGCATCGAATGACAGGATTAACCGTATCCGTCGTGGCGTCGTAATATTCAACCTACTGGCAAATCATACGCCGGAGAATACACTGCAGATGCTCGACAATATGCGGCTGTGAAACTAGACACGATTACGTCCACAACACGCCGATGATGCAGAGGCTCCTTCCCCTATGACGATAACTAAGCTTCTGCAAGAGTTACGCCAAAAGCTACGCTAAAGAAATCTTAATGGGTTTAGGGATTTTCAAACGAGCCGAAACGACGAAGCCACCCTTGAGGTGGCTTCTTTGCGTCTGGAGGAAGACGGCCGGCGCGCCGATCAACGACGCCGCGCGACCGTAAGCGCGGCCTAATGGGCGACCGAGAATGACGTCGGCTCTTCGATCGGCGCCGCGGGAGCGAAGTGCGGCTGGTTTTGAGGCTGATGTCGGGCTGGGCCAACTGTCATCGGCAGGAATAGCGGCTCGTTGCGCTGTGGCCCGCGCCGCTTGACGAAGTCGACCTCGAGTCCGCCAGCGCGCGGGCGCAGTGCCAGGCGCAGCGGCGCTGGCGACGGATCCTGGGCAGCGGCCAGCGGCCGCATCATGAAGAACAAGGTCTCGCCGGCCTGCGCGGCCAGACACAAGCGCCGAAGGCTTTCGTTCCGGATCTGCGTCTGCCAGAACAGCAACGCGCCGCAGCTGCCGCTTTTCAACACCTGCTCAGCCGCCCATAGCATGTCCGCCGTGCGCGTGGCGCGCAGCCACAGCACCTGCGACGGCTCGATGCCCATCGCGGCCAGAGCCAATGCCTGAGGTGCGTGCGGCGGCTGCAGCATTACGATCTTGCGATCGGCGGCCGCGCTCAGCGCTGGTGCCAGCAACCGCACTTCACCTATACCGGGCTGTTGCACGTGAAGGTCGACCATTGTTCCGGTTGGCCACCCGCCACCCGGTAGCTGATGCGACAAGCTAAGGTGCCCGGTGTCAACACAGCGCGTGTGACTGCGCGCCAGCTGCGATGCGCGCCACAGGGCCGGATGAACCTGTTCCGGATCAACTGTTGCTGCTGAGCTTATCATAGTTGACTCACTGAAATACTGTATGTTTGTACAGTATAGCAGCATTACCATTTGATCTAGCTCAAGTCTCCCCCGGGTTGAGTCCAGCACCATGACTAGATGGAAAAAAGAACCGACCGTCTTACAGCTGTGTATGTAGACCTTGCTGCCAATATAGCCGACGTATTTGGCATGTACCCCGGAGTGTCGTATCTACATGACAGAGGTGTCGACCTCAGCATCGTTCGGCGCGTGATCCTCGAGCTCGGCCCCCGGCGGGGTGACGCAGGTGGCCCGCAGTCCACTCGAAGCCAGCGGCTCACCAGGATCTGGGCCGGACGGGACGACCCGCCCGCTGTCGGTGGAAAATAGCAGGATCGGCCCACTCGGTCATTGATCGAACGCGCCGTGATGATGACGATTCCGATAGGTGCGCGTGCACGCGGGGCGCTGGGGTTTCACTCAATGTTGCGTTGAGGGTACTTCTTCGCCCTCAACAGCGCAGGAAGATTGATAAAAATAAACACATGCAATACCCTAGCTCAACAATAATTAAAGGGAGGGATTCATGGAAGAGGTATTGAACTGGCTGCTCCAGCGGCACAAATGGGTGGAGTCGGAAGACGGCGTTTCCCGGCGTTGCACATGCTGCGGCCGGGAAGCGCTGTACGTTGCTGGCGATGATATTGACGGCTATTCGTGGCGGGTAACTTCGCCCGGCCGCGCGGGCGCACACTCCATCGGTTCGCCATCCATCCGCGGCATCGCTGCGTCAGTTTCCGGGCGTCGCCCCAGCCGCTGACGGTCGGACGGGAGCACAGGGCTGCCGTCCACCACCTGCATGATCAGCTCGGCGCCGCGCGGCGTGAGCACGTGGAATTCGATCATGACGCCACCGCCGCCGGCGAATACCGGCCGGCGCCGAACACTCGGACGGCCAGCACCATCGGCCCGCGGCGCCAGGCCGGCACGCCGCCCGCGGCCAGTGCCTCGCCGTAGACCGCGTCCGCCTTCTCGCGTGGTACAGCGCCAGTCTCGTACAGATAATCGTGCACCACCGCCGCCTCATCTCCCACGCCGCCGAATAGCCAGTAGGTGAGCGGCGCGCGCGGCACGCTGGCGTAGTCGGTGACGAAGCCGGCCGGCACCAGCACCACGTCGGCCAGCAGCGCCGAGTAGTACGCCAGTGGCGCCAGCAGCACGCGGTCCTTGGTGAAGAGCGACACGCGCTCGTCGCGCAGCTTGGTGAGGAACTCGCTACTTCCGTTCGCCATTGCGCGCCTCGTCGCCGGTGTAAGTGCCGCTGCACTGCAGGGCGAGGTTTGAGCAGCCTGCTAGAGCCAGCACCAGGGTGAGCAGCAGGATGCGCTTCATGGCTGCCCCCATTCAGGGAGGTCGATTGTCTGGCCTGCAAGCGCGTGTGTACAATCGCCTAGGAACTGGATTCGGCCGTCGGTAACAAAGCTGTGGCAAATGTGGTCGACCTGTTTTTGCTCCCACGGCGCGCGCTGCCATTCCGCCCAATTGGCGGCGGTGACAGGCGGCTCCCAGCACGGCGCCGTGACCAAGATCGATGGTTGAAATGTTGGACGGGCGGCGTCGCCGTTGAACGTCCACACGGGGCCCGGGACGTCGCTGGCTTTGACCGTGATCGCGTGGTCTTCGGCGCAGCCTGGGCAGTGGAACATCACTAACTCGTCGAGCAGTCTCAGTTTCAAGGCTTGCCTTTCAGGTTGTCGTATTGCGACATGGCGCGGCCGCGCATGACGGCGATCAGGCTGTCGGCATACTTCGGATCGGTGGCGTAGCCGGCCTTCTGCAGCGCGCGCGCCCAGGCCTCCCCGGTGACCTCGCGGAAGCAGGGCGCATAGCGCGGGTTCGCCTTAAGGAAGCCCGCGCGGTCGGCGATGCAGTCGTCGATGCTGGCGTAGGCGCGGAACTTGGCGACCAGATTGACGCGCTTGCCGTCGACGTATTCATGCGTGGGGATGTCGATCGTCCCGCCCTTCCATGAGCGATCCGCCTTGATGCCAAAGAGGTTGTTGCCGGGTGCGCGCGCACCCCAGCCCGATTCGAGCGCGGCCTGGGCGATCGTGATCGACGCCGGGATGCCATGTTCGCGATGCACGCGCTGCGCGGCCGGCAGCAGCATGTTGATGAAGGCGCTAGGCGGCATGGTCGTCGTCCTTCTTCTGGACGTCGACGGGAAGATTCAGGCGTGCGTTCATCATCGCCTCGAACCTGAACAGGGCACGTGAGCCCATATGCGCGGCGATGCCGACGAATGCGTATTTGAGCGATATCGGGAAGCTCGGGATGGCATCGCACAAGTGCGCAGTGACGATGCCGGTGAAGCCTGCGATGACCAGTTCACCAATGAGCTCGGTGATATTCCAAGCTCGTGCATGCCCCTCCCGCATCTTGCGCACGAAACTGGCCCAGCCACCCCACAGCGATAACGCGATCAGCAGCGACCAGTTGATGAGGGTGTCGTAGTCGAAACCGCCGGGCGGCGGGGAATGGTTCATGGTGGACTTTCAGCGTTGACTGTAGGCCCGGCACGGGGCCGGATGAGCTCACAGTTTCGCGCTGACTCAGTCTCATTTCTCGGAAGACTGAGACGACTTACGCCGACGGCACCCTACCCTTAGTCGTCTCTCGCACCTGCACGGATGAACAGCGCATCAACTTCGGACTCTGTCTTGCCGATGGCGGCCAGGATCGACAGCACCAGCGGGTGGTTGCGCGCCATGGTCAGCGCCTTGTCCAGCCACACGCGCGCCATCGAGCGGTCCGGCCCGGGCATCCGCTCAATGAAGGCGTCGATCTCAGGCATCCAGCCGGCAGCGATCAACTCGAGATGGGCGCTCAGCATGGGTACGCGCGCGGGCACCGTCGGCGGCGCCGGCTGGAAGGCCTCGCCGTCCCAGATGTCCGCGCCGCTCGAAGGCGGCACTGGCACTTCGATCGCGCCGACAGGCGGCTCGGCGCCGACGAAAGCGCCGAGATAAGAACCGAGTTCATCAACGTAGTATTTTGTGGTCATGCGAATGCCTCGATAAAGAAACGCCAATTCGCGTCCGGATAACCAGGACCAAATGGATTCGAGCCATCTGCTCCGGCTGTGACGCCGCTATTGAATCGCATCTGAATTTGCGAAGAAGTGATCCTCCCCCAGGAGAAATTGCCGGAACTAGTATTAGCCACTGGGATGACATCTCCGACCACGTAGCCGGAATATGCAACGACGCACCTCAGATATCCCTGCATGAGCTTGGGGAGGGTTCCCAGTCCGTGCGTGAAAGTAACGGAAGCGCTGTTGACGATTACCTGATCTGGCGATACGTATTCTTTGCTGATGACACCGCCTACGACTGGCAATCCGCTCGCGCGTTGATAGTGCGTTACGATCGCCCCATTGCTGTCACCTCGAACGAGCGCGCGATCGCCGGCAGCGGTGACGATATTCGCAGCCCCGGGCAGCAGCAAGCCAGCGCCGTTCGTCAGCGTCAAGGCGCCGTCGAAGATCACCGACCGTTCGGCACCTGAGGCCAGAGTGAAAGCTGTAATCGTCGTGGTGCCGGTGATGTGTACCAGGTTGCCGGTGGCCGCCGTCAGGTTGACCGTGCTGGCCGAGGCGACGTTGTTGGCGCGCAGCTCATTGACCACGCCAGTCAAACCGGCAGCGCCGGCCAGTGAGATGCGCCAGTCGGTAAAGGTGCCGCTACCGCTGATGTTCGTGACGTTGACCGTCATCTCACCCGCGGTCGGATTGAACGAGGTAATGGGACCCGCCATCCAATTATCGCCAGTGGGCGCCGCGACAGTCACCGTATTCCCCTTCCCGAACAGCTTCCCCGCTTGGACAAGCGTGAAGGTCTTCGTGCCGAGGCCGAGGGCCATGCTGGTGGTTGAAGTCGCATTCGTGCCCGGCGCACTGGCAGCGGTCGCAGCATCGCGCGCTGCGCTCTCAGCATCTGCCTTCGCGCTCGCCGCTGATTCTTCGGCAGCCAGAGCGTCCTGATACGCTTCTGTCGCGTTGTTGAGTACATTCTCTGCAACTGCCAACAACTCACCATTGAATGTGTCCGCCATGTGAGTGCCGAATGCAAAAGCCCGGCCGTTGTAGTCGCCCGTGGTCCGGTCGGCCAGCGCTGGAAACGGAGGCGTGTCCTTCATGTCTGGTACGGGTTTAATTGCCATCAAGTGTTCCCTTCGATTTTCAACTTCAATGTCGTCGCGCCAAATGAATCAGCACGCATGCTTCCCGTCACAAAGCCAACGGTATTGAGATATCCGTAGCGCGGGAGATTACTTGCCTCAAAAGGCACTGCCTTATCCATGATTGCTTCGAGGATCGCGTCGGCGTACATCGCCTGGTCAGCCGCGATCGCTATTTCGCAGGTTACATTTCGGCTGCGGGGGCGGCGCGTAATCTTGTACGTTCCGTCAAACTTGTACTCGCGAAGGGTGTAGCTTTTTCGCTCAGACTCCGCTCCGTACTGTGCCCCGCCCCAATTGCTTTCTCCGACAAATTGTCGCCAGTCTCCCAGCACAATTGTCCCGATCGCGACGCGCTTTCCGGGGCCGGAATTAACTTTGATCGTCACCTCGGCATTCGGCGCGAGTGGGATCCCGTCAAGCGACAACTGAGTTGTGGGAACCAGTTCCGAGAACAACAATTCGTAAAATCCCAGCGCCTGGTTGAAGAGATCACCGCTCGAAGACTTTACGATCGAACCCCCAGGTGCATCCTTCACGATAACGCTGTAGGTCGCGCCTTCAACTCCATGTATCGAGATCCCGTTGTGGAAGCCTGGCTGGATCACGTAAGTGATCGAGCCAGTCGAAACCGCCTTGGTGTTCGTATAATCATCGAATGGCGCCATGCGGTTTGTAGGGCCATCTCGATACCAATAGCTTGGGTCAAGATCAGGCGTCGCAGTACGGGCTGAGTGCGCCGTACTGCAGGCCCACACAGACCCGTTGTATGTCCGGAAAACCCCAACGGCGTAACTCCCGCCAGATACCCATGCCACTTCGCCGACTGACACATCAGGTTCCGGGATAGAAGTGCCTGTCTTGATCATGCCCCCGGTGATTTCGATCGGGACCATGACCCGCGCGCTTACCTTCATTTGAGTACCTCTACACGCATTACATTGCCGCCTTCGGTAACGTTGTCGATCTGGTCGGCCATCTGGCCCGTGGCACCTGCAGTCTGTTCAGCTGCATCAGCCGTCCGATTTGCAGCGCGTTGGAGGATCTCGACCTGGAGCCGCAGCGAGCGTATCTCCGCCGCCAGCACGTCGCTGTTGTCTGTCGGGTTGCCCAGCCTGCGCATCATGCTTGCGGTCTGGCTGGAGTTGAAGATCCTCGCCGGGCCTGTAGCCTCAAGTTCGGGACCATTCTCCCCAACGATTCGCCAACCGCCGCCGAAGTCACCGCCAGCTGCATAGCCCGGAATTTTCAATTTCTGATACTCGTCGCTTCCCTTGGCAGATTTGACGAAGTCGGCGATCTCGCTGGGATCCATCGTCGGGCCGTATGCCTTCGCGAAGAAGTCCAAACCAGCTGCATCTGGAGCGCGACCAAGCACTTCCTGATACAGCTTGTTCAGGTTTGCCTCGGTCGAGTTGGCAATGCCGTCGACGATGTCGGACACGGGCATTCCACCCGCGGCGGCGTTTTGCCAGTAGTTCATCCCAGCAGCATCTGGCGCCCGGCCGAGGTGGGCCTGGTAGGCGTCGGCAATCGTGGCGGTCGAGGCCACAACCGGGTTTTGCCGGGCAGCCTGCATTGCTGCCCTGAACCCCTTGATCGCTTCCAGGATCGACAGACCTGTCGCGCTTTGCCCCTTGAGAATGTCAATTTGCTCCTGTTCTTGCGCCAGCATTTTTTCGTAGGAAGCGAGCTGATTTTCCAGTGTATCCAGCGTGCGCTCCTCGACCGAAAGCGCCGAATCCGACAGCGACGCGAGATCTTCCATATTGCCGCGGACACTGTAGAAATCCTTCTGGTAGTCCGAGAAGCTCGAGAACTGATCGCTCGCATCCTGCGTCAACATGCTCAGCACTGCTTGCAGCTTGTCCGAATCCGGCAGCGCTCCACCAGCACGTGCGATCGCTAGGAAGCTGCTGAGGTCCGATTGCGCACGCGCTCGCTCAATCGCCTCAGCGCCCGGGCCGCGCATGCCGTTGATGGTGTTGCGCAGGCTGTTCGATACCGCGCGAATCTTGTCCGCAGCTTCGGTATGGCTGGCGATCTGCGACTGCAGGAGGGCGTTTTCACGGCCTACGACGCGCTCCAGCGTTGCGAACGTACCGTCGACCTCGCTCAGCAGGCCGGCGGCTGCTTGCTGCGCCGTCTGTGTCGCTTCGGCTTCAGCTTGCAGCGCCTGGATCCGATCCCACAACGGGCGATTGCTGGCGTCTACCGAAGCGCGCTCTTTGGCCAACAGCTGCTCGCGCGTCATCGTCATCTCGTCCAAGCGGTCCTGCAGGGTCTTGCGCTCGTCGGCGATCTCCTGCATCGACTTGCTCAGGTCTTCCGCTGCTGGGTACACCTGAGCGAACGCCTCGGCCAGGCTCATCAGCACGGTGTACTGCTTGGCGCCGGCTTCGGTCGTCAGGTCCATCCCCAGCACGACGTTCTTGAACTCGTCGCGCGTGTCGACCGACGCCAGTCCCATCGAGGCCAGCTGGCTGGTGACGTACTGCTGGACAGGCGCCAGACGTTCCGCTTCGGTCAGGAAGTCCTCGGCGAAGGCCGAGGTCTGCTGGGCGAGCTCGCCGATGCCGCCGGCCAGGTTGATCAGGCGTTCGCGGGCTGCCAGGCTTTCCATTCCAGTGGCGCCTACGGTGCGGCCGATCGACGACATGATCGCGTCCAGGGTCGTGTAGTTCGATGCAACGCGCGCCAGAGTCTCGAGGTAGCCCTCGCCCACCTTCTGGAACTGGTCCAGGCCGGCAACGCCGAACTTGGCCAGGTCGTCGCCGACCTTGGAGAACACGCCCTGCAGCTCTTCCTGGATCTCGTCGTCGGACAGGCCTTTGAGGCTGACCTTGCCGATGTCCACCACAAAGCTGCTCAGCTGCGCGGAAAAGGTATCTGCGCCGTAGCCAAGCATCTTGCCGGCTTCGTACACCGTGTCGTACAGCGACGTCAGGACGCTGGTAATTTGGCGGTTGCCCTCCTCGCCCAGGCCCTGCGTCGCGGTGCTTTTCTTGTCGCTGCTGAACCAGCCGCCATCCTTCTTGATATCGGCGTACTGCATCGCATTCAGGCCGCCGGCGAAGATGCTGCTGAAGTCGGTCTTGTCGACGGCGAAGCCGGTGTCCTCGACAGTTTGCTTGCCGCCGAAGATGCTGCTCGTAATCTTGCCGAGCTGTTTGCCGAATACGGCACCCAGCACTGCACCGACAGCCATGCCCAGCGGACCGGCAATGGCGCCCAATGTCGTCAGAGAAGTCGAGCCAATGACGCCCATCGTCATCGCGCCAGCAACCGCACCGCCAGCCAAACCGCCTGCGAGGCTACCCCCGATAGAGCCGAGCGTGCTGAAGCCTTTCTGGCTGGAATTTGGCTTAGCCATGTCCTTGCCGAAGTCACCCGTCACGCCGGTGGTGCGCACCAGAAGGGAGGCGAACTGGCCGATGCCGGATTCGATGTTGCGCAGCGAAATCAGCATGTCGTTGCTGACGCCCAGGTTGTCCAGCGTTGATTGCTCGATCTGTTCCAGCGCTCGCGCGATCGAGCCGGACTTCGCATCCGAACCGAGGACCGTGCCGGTGCCCTGCTGCTTTTGGCGAGACTCGGACAGGCTCGGGCCACTGCCGGACATGCCGCCAATGGCGACGCCCAGGCCGGCGACGAGCGCGCCCATTGCAGCCATGCGCGCGAACGCGCTGTACGGGTCGCCGCTGCCCTGGTTTAACACGGCCGCGATACCTTTCGGCACCAGCTCGGCCATCGTCATCGCCAGCTCCGCAGCATGGAAGACCTTCGACACCGTCATCAGCGCCTGGTAGCCGCGGCTCTGCTCGCCAAAGAAACCGGCCGCTGCACCAGCCATGTCGCCGTAACCGGACAGTCGGTTCTTGGTTTCCATCTCGTTCAGGCGTGCCATATCCTGCATGTACTGCATCTCGGTCTTCTGACCGGTAGCACGTGCGAGCTTGGCATTCTCGCGTTGCTTGTCGAACTCGGCCTGACGCTTGCTGAAGCCATCGAACGTCGCCGACAGTGCGGACAACGCAGTGCCCGCACCACCCAGCGATTCGCGCAGGGCCTCACCGAACGTCTGCGCCTTGGCCGGGTCGAGGAACTCGTCCAAGCTTTCTGCGGCCTTCTTGCCGGCGTCAAGCTTGTCGACCTGGGCGAGCGCGGTCGCGCTGCGCTTCTTCGCAGCGATCAGCTTTTCAAGATTGGTGATCTCATCGAGCGTCAGTCCCTTGGACGAGCGCTGGGCGAGCTGCTCCTCCAGCCGGGCCAACTCGAACGCTTCGATAGCACCCTTCGTTTTACCGTAGGTCAGTGCGAGCTGTTCGTTCTGGATCGCCTCGTTGGTTGCATTTTCAATGACCTTAGCGGCGTTGGTATCGTATTGTTCGCGAAGCTTGTTATACGATTCATATCCTTCGTTTGCGCGCGCGTTAGCCTCGATCACCTCTAGCAGCGTGACACTCTCTTCGATGAGACCTTCAACGTGCGCGCGCTGAATTGGGGTCAACTTATCCTTCACGGCTGCAAACTGCTCGGTCAGCCGGAGCTGTTCTTGCTGACTTCCCATCAGCGCTACGCTAGTGCTCAGCTCTAGTTTTGAAGCCGTGATACTGGATTGAATTGCGGAGGTCAACTTGCTGTAAGCATCAGCCGCACGTTTCGCTTCCGCCGCGTCATCATCCCCGCCCGACGAGTAGCTCAGCTGGCCTTTCTCATCCGCAGACTGGGCTGCAGGCGCAACGTCCGCAACACGGTTAGAAATACGCTTTAGAACAGCTTGTTCAAATTGATTGGCGGGCTTATTCCACAGAGCGTCGTATTTTCGATTTGCATCTTCCAGGATAGCGTTCCGCTCGGCAGAGACTTTTTTAATGTCTTCAAGCGGCGAGCCTCCGCCAATCAGCTTGCGAGCCATGTTCACCGGCGTCATTGCCCATGCAAGAGAGAGGTCAGCGGACACAACCTTAAAACTGCCCGAAATTGCAGAGAAGGCCCGAGGCAGCAGGACCGCCACATCTGCTACTCGAGCGAGCCCTACTGCAAGATCATCCGCCCAACTGGCGATTTCACCACTATCAATCAGCCCATTTTCAGAATCAAGAACGTCAGTAAATCCCTCTGCGAGGTCGGACATCGCCGGGAGAGCGGCTGCAACGATGGAGGTGAAGGCCTCATCAGTACGCTGAGCTAGTAAACCGAATTTGTCTTGCAACCCAGTGGCCTGGGTCACCGCCTCACCCGTGACAGCTGAAAAATTATCTACATTTTCAGCAAGGTCATTTAGAAACGGCATCAGGTCTGCACCAGACTTCCCGAACAAATCGTTCACTAGCGTAGCTTTGCTGGCGTTGTTCTCGTACTGCTGCAGGCTCTTCGCCACGTCGATCATCACCTCGCCAGGATCACGAAGTTTGCCAGCGCTGTCCTTTGCCGACACGCCTATCGCGGCCAGCGCTTTAGCCGTTTTACTCGACTTCTCATCGACGGTGGTCAGCCCCCTTGCGAGCTTGACCATCGCGGGGTCAACGCTTCCGGCGAAGTCTACGCCGAACACTTTCGCGACTTTCTGTATGCGGGATAGACTTTCGACGCTCGTGCCGATCTTCTGCGACAGGTCGTCCAGCTCTCCCATGGAGTCCAGCACGCCAACCACCTTGTTACCTAAAGCCGCCAGCGACACCCCAGCAATAGCGAATGACGTCACATTGCCGATAGTCGATTGCAGGCCGGTAATGCGGTCGTTCAATCCCCCAACCTGATTGGACAAGTTCTGCAGCGACTGTCCGTTCATTCGACGAAGCACGTCCGCAACGCTCTCGACCCTGCGCCGGCTTTCGGCAGCACCATCGACAACCATTTCAATGAGCGCGCGCACCATCGTTTTTCCTTAGTTTTGTCGTTTGCGCGCCCACTCATCCAGGCACGCGCGTTCCATCATTTGAATCATCAGGAACAACTGCCGGCGCGATTTCTTCTTCACGCCACGCAAACGTAAGCAGGTCTCGACACCCGGGTAGTTCAGCCCAGTAGCACCGGCCATGCTTGCATTCCATTGGGTCTGAATCGCGAGCCACATTGAGAACGCTTCTTCGTTCTCAGGCCAGAGCCAGTATTCGTCACGCACAATAACCAGACCACCTGAGACGGTGAGCCCGAAGGCAGCTAGCCCCTCATCGAGGCTTTCAACTTCTTCGGGCTCGTCGTCGCCAAACTCGATTTGGCCGCGCGCCAGCAGGCGCACGACCTCGGTCAGTTTTTTGCGACTGCGGACACCTGTTCCATGTACGAATGCAAAATCATCACCGGCAAGCCGGCGTTGTCGAGCAGCTCGTCCAGTTGCTCACGGCCGAACGGAACCGGGTTTCCGTCGGCATCGAGCATGCCGTCCCAGCCTTCGGCGACCCTCTGCACGAAGCCCTTGACTTCGCCCTTCTTGTCCTTCATTACGGTGTCGATCTCGCCCTGGGTGAGGCGCTTGCAGTTCAGGGTGAATTCGAAGCTTTGAGGTTTGCCGTCTTCACCTGGCAACGCACCTTTAACCAGCACGGGCAATTTATTGAGTCGTACGAGCTTGAACGCCATGGCGTCATTCCTTTCAGTTGTTGAGGGTTTAATTACAGGCAGACGATGCGCCACTCGTCGTTGCCGTTGACCGGCACCAGGCGCAGGTCGAAGCCGATCAGGCGGATGCCGTTAAGCTCCGACTTGCGCGGGTTGGTCAGCTGGACGGCCGATGCAAAGATCAGCACCTTGTTGCCGGTAGCGGTGCCGATGATGAAGCCGAGGCTTTGCGTTTCGTTCGCCTCCACCTTATCCATCAACGCCGCCTCCTGCGCAGCAGTCAGTTCCATTTCGACAGTCGCAGTCGACTGACGATCGGCGATGTCGACCAGTTCGGTGCTCAGCATTGCGCTGAAGTTGACCGTGTTGCCGAAGTTCAGCTCGAGACCGGTGCTGTTGAATACTGTGCCGCCAGTCAGCGCGCCAGCCGCATACGTGGCGCCCAGGTTGATGTCGATGACGTTGGCCTTGGTCATGGAGACCGGCTTCTTCCACGGCGTGAAGGTACCCGTAGGATTGGGGGTAACGACCCGCCCGCCATTCAGTCCGGTCCATTCGAACCGCAACATCGGCCGTTCGCCGACCTTTGCCGACAGCGTGCAGTTGCCCATCGACGCCAGCAGCTTATGCACCAGGCCATCGTCGTAGTAGTACTGGGTCAGCGTCTTGAGACCAGTCGATGCAGGCGTGTATTCGACACGCGCCGGCGTGGTGAGGATTCCCTCGGCGGCGGCGCAACCCTGCAACAGCTGGCCCCAGGCGGGCGGGGTCGCAGCCGCGCCCGACCCTGCCAACTCAACCGAGTACGACAGCTTCACACTGGCCGATCCGACGAGCTGCTCGCTGCCGCCGAAGTAACCGCGGATGAGCGCCCTGTCGATCGACTGGGCATCGAGTGGCGTGATGGTGACGTCCGAGACCAGCACAGCATTAGCCGCGCCGGTAGGCAGTGCGTCGGTGCCAGCGGTCGTTTCGACCTTGGCGGTCACGATGGTGTTTTTGATACGACGAGGCATCGCTTACTCCTGGGGTTGTTTGTCAGCCGCTTCCGGCTTCGGGTTGTTGTCGATCCAATCCCAGATGTCTTCGTCGAAGATCCAGGAACCGCCGCCTGGCGGCGGCGGAATGTCGCGTGCTTCGGTCAGCTCGCCAGTGTTCTTTTCGATGTTCATGATCCGCTCAGGTTGTTGTCGAAGGTGCGGTGGTCCGCGGTGTAGACGATGCGAACCCAGCCAGTCTTGTTCCCATCCACCGCAGTCTCGACCTGGATGCCGGCGACGCTCAGGTCGCAGCTAATGCCGTCGAGAGTTGCATGGGCGGCGAGCCGCTCGTACACGCTGGCGAGCAGCGGATCGACCGCCTGGTCACCGTTGTCGTCCGGGTCAGTACTGCGGGCATAGCACTCGACCGTCAGGCGGGTCGTCCAGTCGATTGGGGCGCCTTGGAAGGTGCCGGCCGCAGGTACTGCCTGTTCCCACTGGACGACGATCGCCTGCTCGTCTTGGGCTGGGATCGCGGCCTGGCGCGCACGGTAGATTGCCTTGCACACCGGAGGCTCAGCCGACAGCGCAGCGATGACCGCGCTGACCACCTTCGAAAAGGAAGTCCTCATCGCACTTCCTCCAGAGTCAGGACGGTCAGGCCTGTACCGTCAGGTGCGACGTCGCCGATGACGTAGCACGAGGCGCCAATCTCGATCCGCTTGCCCACTGGATCTGCCATTACGGCGTTTGACGCGATGCTGACAATCGGGGCCGTGGACGCCGCGCCGACACCCAGTGGCGTCTCCGCAGCGGGCTTGCGGAAGATTCCGGGCACAACCGCGCCAGCGATCATCACCTGGACATTGGCCAGGTGGTTCAGCACGTGGCTGTTAACCACCGCTTCGAGATTGGCGAAAGGCAGCACGGCGTTCGCTTAGCGGATGACGCCGTCGAGCAGCACGGTGGCGGCGCCATCGGTGCCGCTTTTCGGCATGGTCAATGCGCCGACCAGGGGGTTGTTGGTAGCGGTCTTGGTGACGCGGCGGGCAGTGTTGTCCCAGTACGCCTTGTCGCCGACTGCACCGGTGTCGGCAGCTACCGCGCCCAGTGCAAAGACGCCGGTGCGGCAGATCTCGACCGGCGCGCCCTGCAGCGCATCGCTGGTGGCAACACCGAACAGCGCGCCGACCAGCACGCCTTGGCCACTGATCAGGTTGTACGGCGCGGGGACGGTAATGGTCTGGCCGGGCTGGATGAAGTTTTTCATGCTCTTGTTCCCTGTGATGGATGACTGGCTGTTAGCGGCGGCTTACTTGCCAACGCCCTGGTACAAGCCGCGGTGGTCGACCGCTTTGGCGGCGAAGTCCAGGCGGCACTTCCAGGTGACGCCGTCGGTTTCGAAGCCGGTCTCGCTTTCGATGACTGGGCCTTCCGCGCCGTCCAGGTAGCAGTACTCGACGGTGTCGACTTGGCTGTTGTTGCTTGCCAGGTACCAGGCAGCTTCGCTCACGCCGTCCAGGATTGGCTCGACGATCGGCTCGACCGCAGTGCGGCCGCCTGCACGGAATTCGTTCACATCGGCCTGCTTGGCCGGCACGTAGTTCGCGCTGGTCAGCTGGTAGGCGTCTTGTTCGAGCGATGCCGGGACGATCAGGAAGTTCGGCGCCAGGTTCAGCTCTTCGCCTTGCAGGCCTTTCTGCAGGCGCATCGCAGTGCGGCCAGCTTTCAGGGTGCCTAGCTGCAGTGCGGAGGTAGCGCCGGTAGCCATGTTCTTGTGGTCCGCGTGGAACAGTTCCTTGCCATCACCCATCATCGGATTGCCTGTCAGCTGGCTGTACACCAGGCGGTTTTCCAGACGGCTGGAACTCGCACCAAACGACGCCACCATGCGCTCGAACGCGCGCAGGTCATCGTTGATAATGGCTTGGCGGGTCAGCGAGACCATCCGGCCATACGTGACCAGCGCATACGAGACGCCCGCGTCGGTCATCTTGCCGTACTGGAATTCGCCAGCTTCGTTGGTCTTGAGCAGTTCCGGCGCACCCGACACCTGCACGATGCTGATGTTCTTGAAGTCCGGTGCGTTCGGCGCGCGGCGTGCCCACTGGGTATAGGTGCCGAGGTTTTCCTGGTACGCATCACGCATGCGCTTGTTCGCGACGTTTGCGAACAGCGTCGCGAAGTCGCTGGTGCCGTGAGCAGCCGAGCGGAAATGCAGGATCCGGGTAGCCAGCGTCATACGATCCATGCCGCGGGTCGACACGCCATGCGATTCCAGGAAGTCGCGGCCCAGCTCCATGATGCTCAGGCCGCGATACTGGCGACCGTTGTCGGTCAGCTTGGTGCCGGCATGGACGCGGTGCATGATCGCTTCTTCGAGGCCGGCCATACGCACTGCGTATTCACCGCCGAGCGCTTGGATACGGACGTTGTTATGGCCGCCCTGCGCGGCATCGTTGCGCGCCAGCTCGTCCAGCACGGCGCTGCGCACCTGGTCAAGCGAGTTACCGCTACGGATCAGGCCAGCGGCCAGGCCGCTGACATTGTGACGCGCGCACATATCGGTGATATCTGCGGCACGGGTGGCAGCTTCCTGGGCGGCGCGCGCGGCGACATCGTCGGCGGCTGGCGGTGCGGAGGGCGCTGCTGCAGGAGCAGGTGCCGGATCAGCAGCACGGGTGGCGGCAACAGGCGCAGGGTTCTGGGCGCCCGACTGGGTAGCGATGGTCATGTTGTCTTCCTGGTTGGATGGAGCGGATTGGGCGGGCGCCCGGGTGATGAAGTCGCACGGCACGCCGTTGGCCGGCGCGCCGCGCGTGCTGGCGTCGGGGTCGGCCGGCACGGTGACGAAACTGATTTCGAACGGCTGCCACCGCACAGCGCGGTAGAGGTCCATGTTCACGCCGTCGGTACGGTCGATAGCGCGGGTGATCTCGAAGGTCATGACGTTGTAGCCGAACGAGATGGACCGGATGATGCCGGCCTTGATATCGGCGACGATGCCCGCCATTTCCGGCCGTGTCGAAAGCCGCAAGGTCGCGCGGCCTTCTCCGTTGGCGATGCTGCCACGAAGCGCGATACCGATGATCGCCTCGACACCACCATGGATGCGGTGGCTGTCGATGACCTGGACGGTGCCGGCCTCGAAGCGCGCCATGTCGACCGCTTCCGGCGTGACAGCCAGTTCCTCTTCGTACGGCTTGTCGGTCCACCAGTCGTAGCGGCGGACGCGAGAGCCGGTCGTCCATACCACCTCGACGGTGTTGTCGGCTTCGTTGTAAGTGGTCGGCACCAGCTGCGCCTCGCGCGAGAGCGAAGGCATGTTGCGCGGGTCACCGGCGGAGCGGGCTTGCGGAATGGTGGGGGTCGTCATGCACCCCACTCTACGTATTGCACTGTCTCAATTCTCGGAAAACTGAGACAGATTTTGCTCAACCTATCTTTCTTCGGTTACCGCGTAATAGCGGCCTGCTTTCAGTCCCATTTTCTTGACCTGGTCTTGCGGAGCCTGTTGGACTGGCACAGGCGAGACAGGCTCACTTTCATCAGGGACTGTCTTTGTTGGGAGGCGTGGCAATTGAGTTGCGTCGATCATTAGTTCTCCACCCTGTTGAAGTGCATGGTACGGAAGAAGCGCTCACCGTTGGCGCAGTCGATGCGCAGCTTGCAGTAGTTCGTCGGGTCGGCCGAATTGTCCATGCTACCCAGCTTCACCACAATCAAGCTGCCCTGGACCTTTGGTTCCACCTGCTCGACCACCCCCACAGGGATGGCCACTGCGTTGACCGCTGAGGTATTGCTATCGGCGAGGTCGTTCCCGACGTCGGCCACGTAGTAGCTTTCGTCGTCCGGATCCTTGTCGAGGATCCAAAGCAGTTGCTGCGGTCGGAACCAGATCGTCCGATCGAACCGCTCACCGTTCGCGCACTTGATGCGGAACGTGCAGAAGTTCGTAGCACCGCCCCCCTCCGCCAGGCCGCCCAGCTTCACCGGGATCAGCTCTTCCTGAATCACAGCGTCCTCCAGCTTTGTCACGCCAGCTACGATTACAGTGACTGAAGCAGCTGTCGTGCGGCGGTCAGCCAGGTCGATGCTGATGTCGGCCACATAGAAGCGTTCGTCTTCCGGGTGCTTGTCGATCCACCACTTACCGCCCTCGAAGCGTGGCGCGCCTGGGACTACCGAGTTCGGTCGAGTGCCGAATGGGACAACACGTGTCCCACCCGGGAACACCACCTTGCGACTGTCCGATATCTTCGCTGCGTCGATGTCGGACTGCACTGGCGGCTGGTTGGCCTCCGTGGTGAAGCTCTTCGCAAGCGGCTCCGACAGGTTACCGGCGGCGTCGTAGGCGCGCACGCGCACCTGATACGTCGTCGCCGCAGTCAATGCCGAGACGGCGAAAGACCGCGACAGCCCGGCGTTCACATAGCTCGTTCCACCGTCGGTGCTGTACTCGTAGCCGGCCACGCCGACATTGTCGGTAGCCGCCTGGAACGACAGCGTAGCGCCGCTCGTGGTGATGCCGGTGATGCTGATCGTGCCGTCCATGACCGGCGCAGTCGTATCAGGCTCAGGCACCACGCCGGTATCCGGCTCGACAGCCATATCCGTCTCGGCCAGGAGCGGGAGCGGCTGCTCCGTGTTGCCGTAGATCGGCGTGCCGACAGGCGGCGCCGAGCCGGCCAAGTACTGCAGTGCCTCGACAGGGCGGTCGCAGCGCACGCGCAACAGGCTCGCATTGACGCGATCCACGCCCAGCACCGTGATCGGCTGCTTGTCGAAGCCGGTACCGGTAAAGCCGGTGGCCGACGCCGGCACGTTGAGGTCCGTCGAACCGCGGTGTGTGACCCGCACCAGCACGTGGTTGCCGGATGCGGTCATGCCGCTGATGTACGGCGACCCCATCGGTACACCGTCGTAAATCGTCGAACCAGACTGGAAAGAGCTGCGCACGTTCAGCGCAGGGTACCCGGCTGCCGATGGCGACAGGTGGGTACCGTCGCTCGTCAGCATGAGGAAATCCAGCGTCTGCACGTGGATGATGTACGGTTTCTTGCCCACTCGATTTTCGGCCATGCGTACCATGTTCGATTGGGCATCGAACGACTCTTTCGTGCCGGCGCTGAAAGCGGTGCGTCGGTTATAGCCAACCAGAATGATCCACAGATTCGGGTTGCCCGCCAAGTCGCGCGCGCGCTGGATCAGAGTGTCTAGATTTGCTTCGTGCTGTTCACTGCTCTGTACGATGCCCGTGGCTGCATCGTTTGAGCCTACCGTGATCATGCAACTGGAGAAGCCACCGACGTCCGCCACATCGGCAACGAACATGGTCCAACCGATATAGCTGAGGTTGATCCAGTCCTTCAGCGTGCTGCCGCCTCGACCAGAGTCGATCATGCCGAACGGTACGCCTGACTTTTCAGCAAGCGCGTTGGCGGCAATGATCGCACCCCCAACTGTACCGAACGAGCGCCAGGCGACTCCGTCGTAGTAAGACACATCGTCGCGTGGAGTCAGGCCCGTGCCGGACGAGTTCGTAAAACCTCGTTCGGCACCGCTCGATCCTATCCACGCCTGGATGTCGCCTACGCCAATGCGGTTGCTGCTGACATCGGTGCGCGCCAGCTCGACGCTGGCTTTCATACTGCGCTCGACCAGGTGGTACATTCCGCCGGCCTGGACCTGCGGCGCAGCCTGCCAAGTGTTGGCGCCGATCGTGGCGTTCGTGTTCGCCCAATCCTTGATGACGTCGACGCCGTTCGCGCCCAGGACGCGCTGTTCGATGCTGTCTGGCGTGGTGCCAGCAAAGGCACCTGACACCGCCACGGCGACGGCGGCGCTACCGATCACGCGCTGCACGATGCGATTTACCGGCAGCGTGTTCAGGGAAAGCGTACTGCCCGGCTGCGGCTCTGGCTGTGGCTCTGGCTCTGGTTCGGTTTCCGGGTCAGGATCAGGCGTCGTGCCGCCGCCGGTGAAGTTGTACGCAGGCTCGGCGCTAGTGGTAGGAGAGCCCGTCTTTGTGAACGGCAGCTTGTTCGGACCAACGTCGATGATATCGTCGGCGGTCGCCATGCGCACGTAGACCACCGGAACCTTTTTCAGATCGGTGAGCAGGTCTTCGCCGTTGGCCATGCGTGCGACTTCATCCAAGGTGAAATTGGTGCGCAAGACAGCGGTACGGCT